TGTCAAGCAAGGCGCCCAAGCCGTCACGCCTGACGTTGTGCAGCGCGGTGTTGTTCGTGCGGTGGAAGCCGTTGCGCCTGGCACTACAACCGTTAAAGCGCCAACCGCCGTTTCAGGCGTTGTGCCTCCGGTTGCTGGCCAGCCTACCCAAGCCGCGCCTTACGCGCAACCAGGCGGTGGCCGCGCAAGCGTTGGTGCAGCCGCCACGCCCGACGCCACAATTATCAAGCAAGCCCTACAAACGGCCACGCCTGAATTTCAGCAGTTGTACGGCAATATGCCTTTGGACAAAGTAAATTCGCCCGTGGTGTTGCGTCACCTGGAAGGCGATTCGTTGCCGGTTCCCGTGCGTTTGACCGAAGGCCAAGCCACCGGCGACCTGGTGAAAATTTCCAAGGAACAAAACACCCGTGGAACACCCGAAGGCCAGGCGCTTGCATACCGCTTAAACGAGCAAAACAAAGCCCTGGTGGACAACGTGCCGCTGATTCGTGAAAAGGCCGCGCCGGACGTGTATTCAACGCGCACCATTGAATCCAGCGAAGCGTTAATCGACGCATACAAAGCATTGGACGCTGACCGCAGCACAAAAATTACCAGCGCATACAAAAAATTAGAAGACGCCAACGGCGGCACTTTCCCCGTTGATGGTGTGCAATTGGCCAAAAACGCCGACGCGCTGTTGTCCAAAAAATTGAAAACCAACTTTGTGCCGCCTGAAATTGCCGCCGACCTTAAACGGTTCCGCGAAGGTGAGCCAATGACGTTTGAGCAATTTGAAGCATTGCGAACCAACCTGGCTGCCGAAATCCGCAAGGCTGAACGATCCGGCGACGGCAACCGTTCGATGGCATCCAGCCTGGTTTATCAAGCCCTGGAAGACTTGCCATTGCAAGGCAGCGCCGCGCAATTGAAACCCTTGGCTGACACCGCCCGCGGCTTGGCAAAGTCACGTTTTGACGCGCTGAAAAAAGACCCCGCATATAAAGCCGCGGTGAATGAAACCGTATCGGCCGACAAGTTTTTTGACAAGTATGTGATCCGCGGCGTCAATAAAAACGTAAACACGATGGTGGAAACGTTGGGCCGTGATTCGGTTGGCCACCAGCACATCAAGGCCGGAACCATCAATTGGTTGTCGGACAAGGCTGGCATTGTGGACGGCAAAGGAAACTTCAGCCAGGCCAATTACAACAAGGCTTTGAAATCGCTGGACGACGTGCGGAATTATCAGGAAATCTTTGATCCTGAAACCCAATTGCAATTGAAAACATTGGGCAACGTGGCAAACTATACGCAATTCCAGCCCCGTGGTTCCTATGTGAACAATTCCAACACGCTGGTGGGCTACCTGGCCAACAAGGCCGCCGGTGGCGCTGAAGCATTGGGCAACGTGGCCGGTTTGAAATTTGTTGGCGGCTATCCAGTTGGAACTGAAGCCCGAAAGTTTATTCGGTCACGCAAGGAAAAAGCCGCCGTGGAAAAATCATTGGAACCAGGCGCGGGATCAACCCTTCAAGATGTAAGTCAAAAAGGAAAAAAGAACCCTTCTACCGCGGGGCCAAAAGAACGCATTGAACCAAAAATGGATTAACTGTTATGCAACCCGAAATTGATCCCGTGAAATACGGTGTCCTTTGGCAAAAGGTTCAGGACTATGAACGCCGGTTTGACCAAATGGAAACCAAAATGGACAAAATGGAATCCAGTTTGGAAAAACTGGTCGCCCTGGCTAACCAGGGCCGCGGCGGGTTTTGGGCTGGCATGGCGTTTGTGTCGTTTGTTTCTAGCACCGTGGGGTTTGCAATCAGTTGGATGAAGGGGCATTGATATGGCGTTCGATCCAGTTTCAGCAGCGTTGGACATTGGCGGCAAACTAATTGATCGTTTGTGGCCCGATCCAACTCAGGCGGCAGCCGCAAAACTTGAATTGTTGAAATTGCAGCAATCCGGCGACCTGGCACAAATCACCGGCCAGTTGGAAATCAACAAAGTTGAAGCCGCCAATTCGTCGGTGTTTGTTGCTGGCTGGCGCCCTGCCATCGGTTGGGTTTGCGCTTTGGCGCTGTTTTATCAATACCTGGTACGTCCTATTGCCCAGGGTGCATTTGCGGCCGCTGGCCATCCTTTGCCGCTTTTGGTGGGCCTTGACGACAACCTTTGGCAATTGTTGTTGGGAATGTTGGGTTTGGGCGGTTTGCGAACTTACGAAAAAGTGCAAGGCGTAACCAAATGATTTCCAGCCGCAGCCTGGACGAACTATTGCCACCGGTCAAAGAACGCGTGGAACGTTTCATCATACTTTGCAACATGGAAGGCATTGACATTTTGGTGACTTCCACTTACCGCGACCAGGAAAGCCAAAACGCGTTATATGCCCAAGGGCGCAGCGCACCAGGCAAGATTGTCACCAACGCAAAGGCTGGCGATTCTTGGCATAACTGGCGATGTGCGGTGGATGTTGTCCCCCTGGTCAACGGCAAACCCGATTGGGACGGATCACATCCTGTTTGGGCGCGAATTGGCAAACTAGGAAAAGAAGCGGGGCTGGAATGGGCTGGTGAATGGAAATCATTTCGTGAACTGGCGCATTTCCAATACACCGGTGGCCAAACGCTGGCGCAATTGAAAACCGGCGCCGTTGTGGCTTAACTTTTCATGTTCCTGACAAACACCGCAAATGATGAAGCGGTGTCGCCAAATGCCCGCATTTTTTCAAATTCTTTGGCCACTTCGTCCAGGCTTTGCTAGTTTAATGATGTTCATGTGCCACTCCCAACCACATATCCGATTAAATAAAATATTACCGCCACTACCATCGGGTGTTTAAGAAAACGCCCCGAAAACCAGCAATCAATAAATTTGTTCATCACTTCCCCCAAATAAAAAAAGCCAGTAGCGTTACGGCAAGAATCGGGCGTTTGGCAGCCTTTTACATAGCAGAACGGACAAACCCATACCGTTTGATGAACGGGGCATCCTGGGGCATCCTGGCAAGAGTTTTCGCAGCAATTCATAATTTGATCGCATTCAGGTTGAAGTTGTCAGCCATCACTTCAGCATAGTCAAAATGGCGGCCAAAGCAATCCCTAAACAAAACGCATTCGTCCGACCAGCCTTCAACAACGTTGTTGTAAATGTATGCCTTACGGGGAACAGTAATCGTTCCGCAAATAAAGTGCAAGCCCTTTGGCGTAACGCGCCAGGCGCCACCCGCTTTTTTTGTTTCATCGTTGTTTACGCCTGGTTCAACAAACCCCCAATGCTGCAACGTCGTGTGCGTTTTGCCGCGCAATAGCCAGCGCGGGCCGTTCTTTGGAACATCGACCCAACCATCCACGTCGGAAGGGGCGCGGGAAAGCCACAAAAGGGCCAGGGCGCGTGTTTCGTTCATGCCTTGGGGGCTTACCTTGCCCCACTTCCCGCAACAGGGGCAATGGCCCCCGTCGCCTTCGATGGTGGCCCGCCAGTTGGTTTTCAGTTGCGCCAGGTAATCGCCTTCGTCGCCAAAAAAATCCAATTGCATGGCCAGCCTCTTAGAAGTTTGGCAAATCGTCGTTCATGTCGTCGAACCCGCTGCCTTGCGGCGCCTGGCGACGTTGCTGGCCTTGCGGCTGTTCGTCGCGTTCGCGTGGTTCGTTGATGTATGCCCAACCGTCCCAACCGCCTTCCTTCAACGGGATAACGTCAATTTTCAACATTGGCCCGTTCTTGGTGTCAATGATTGAACCGATCCGCTGATAACGGTTTTTTTGCTGCCCCTGGCTGTTGGTGTACGAGCCGGTGATTACGCTAATTTCGTTTATAAGTTTTGCCATGATTTATTCCCCAATGATTTTTTTAAGTTGATCGACCTTGACCGCGGTTTCGGCCAGGAACTTGATGATTTCCGCTTCCATTTCGGCCACAAAAACTTCGTCACGCGGTACGCGCTTAATAAACAGTTGCGCCTTGGTTGGCATTCGTGGATCAAACACCACGTAATCGCACCAGGCGCGGCCAGCACAAACCATTTGAAATTGCATTTGCGCGAAATACTTTTGCGGCACGGCGCCGGTCAGCAGCGTTTCAATCATGGTGGCCGTGTTGGGGCATTTGATTTCCACGCAACCGTCGTCGCCAATCAGGCCGTCAGGTGACGCGCCAGCCATTGCAATGGTTGGGTGGTTCACGAAGCCCACTTCCTCAACCATGTTGCCGGTGGCGGCTTCATACGCCCCGCGGGCAAAGGGTTCCTGGTCGGTTCCCCATTGCATGGCGCTGTTGGTGAACGATTCCTGGCGGGTTCCGGTAATTTGTTCGACCACCAGTTGGGCCATGTAGTTTTCACGCGTTGCGGAATAACCCGATTTTGTGCGGGCCATCACGTCGGCTACTTTGGACGCGGTGACTTTGCCCAGGCGGGCGGCAAACCATTCGTCGGTGCGTTGTTCGATTTCGTCAGACATTTTAATTTCCTTTGGTTGATAAATCTTTTTTGGCACGGGCCACGCGTTCTTTTTTGGCTGCCATCACTTTGGCTTGCAATACCTGGTTGCCCTGGCAACCATCAAATGCTTCCTTGAACACTTTGGCCAATTCGTCGCTGTTGGCGCTGGCCTGGATGGCTGCCAGGTGGTCGGTAATGTCGGGCGTTGGGATTGCTGGCGCTGTTGGGCGCTTGCTGGCCGCGTTGCCGTCGTCATCTTCCGGCGCGATACCACAGGCCGCCATGAGGCTATAACGACGCGCATACGTCAACGCGCTGCCGTAACCCTGGGCATCTTGTTTGCTGGCCGGAACGTGCAGTTGGCCGCAATTTATCAATTCGCCGGATTCGTGAATAAACACGGTTTCCACAATCACGCCGTTGTCGTATGAACTGACGCGTTGCGTCAATGCAATGCCGTTGTTGTTTAAGCCTTCAATAACGGCTTCAACGCAAGCGGCCAGGTCGGCGTAACGCGATTTGAAATGCGGGTTGCTGGATGATTTCAGCGCGGGGCCGAATTCTTTTTGCGCTTTGACCAAGGCCGCAGCGACTTTGCTAAATGATTGATCCATGATTTTTTCCTTTACCATTTGGGGGCGCAAGTAACGTCAATCACAACGTCGGCGGTGTAACCGCTGATTTTGCGTTTGCCGTACATCAACACGGCGCGAAGGTTGTTGGCCTGGCAATCGCCAATGGCCGACACGACTTCGTTCCGTGACATGGGCTGGATTTCTTTATCCAACACCAAATCTTGTTTTCCGCTGGTTGTTGATGTTGTCGAGCAGCCGGACAAACAAAAGACAAAAACAGCAGCAAGTGACAGCACAACCAGCCAATTCCAGGCGCGTTGGTAAAACGTTGGTTTTCGGTAGTAAGGGCCGTCGAGATCAATACGAATCATTTTTTTCATTGCAGTAACTTTCAAAATGGTGCGGGGGGCAAGTTGTCCCGCCGTTGGTTTTGGTAATCGCGTTCTTGCTTACGCGACCAGGGGATTGGCCCCCCTGGCGGTGGAAATGGCCAGTTAAACATTGGCAATTTTTTTGGCGTAGTTGATGGCCTGGGCAAGCATGGCCACGGGATAAATGCGAGTGGCCACGACCATTTCGGCGTCGGTGTCCAACAACGTGACGGCATAACCTTTTTTGACCTGGGTTACCAAAGAAGCAATGCCAAAATCAAGGTTGATAAATGTTGCAATTTGGTTGGGGTTGGTGATGGTGACGGCGTTCATGCTGCCACCCCGCTGGCGTTCAATTCGCCTTCCATAACTGCAAACAAAACACCTTTGGCGCGGTTCAAAGTTTGGCGGGCGCCTTCGGTATCGCCAAACGCCATTTGTTCCTGGGCGTCAGACATAAGGCCCGCTACGATCATGTTGGCGCCGCTGAGTTTGTAAGTGAGGGAGTTGGTAACGCCTTCCAAAAATTGTTGGAAGTTGCAGCCATACATTTGTATGTCGCGGTTTGATTGGTTTGCATTCATTTCAATTTCCTTTTTAAAAGACCCGTTAGGGCATGGTTTTATTTTAAGCCAACTTAACTTTCAATGTCAACACTTTATGCAAATATTTTTGCAAAACTTTCACGAACCGCGATGGCTTCACGCAATTCGGCCAGGCTGGCGCGTTCCAGGTAAATGCCGCTAACGGTGGCGGCATAGAACACGCGACCGCCGCGGTGTACCCTGGTGATTCGGACTGTCATTTCTTTCCCCTTAAAAGATGGCCATTGCAAGCCAAATCAAAACATAGATGGCCGGTGCTGCCACCAGCGCCATCCCCAAAACTTCCCAATCGGTTGGTTCGCGGTTCATGGCTAATTCCTTATACGGCGCGGGCGCAAGCGGTAACCCACAATGGGTTGTTTTCAAAAATCCGAACACGACCTTTTTCAAAATAGTCTGTCATGGTGTCGGTGTTGTTTTCGTAAGGCGCTGCATCGCGGAAGATACGGCCCAGGGCGCCGGTGTAGTCTTTTGCGTAGATCGTCACGCAATCACGGCCGTCGATCAGTTGGCCGCGGCTATACCAAACGCGGGCTTTTTCTGTTTCGTTGGCAACATAAAATTTCATCATTTTCAACATTTTGATTTCCTTAAAAGACCCCGTGCAATTCGCTAGGGCATGACTGAATATTAAGCCA